GGTGCTGTTACGGCGGAAAGGGCACTTCAGCCGAGAAGAGCAGAACGAAGCCTTCGACAACGCGCTCCTAGAGATCGAACAAATTCAAGCGAAGGCGGAAGAAAGCGAGAAGTGGATTTTCGAGATGGCCCGTGATCGGATTGAGAATCTTCTTCCCAAAGCCCAGAAGCCAGGCAATCAACCAACCGGTTAAAGACTTCCGCCGTCAAAGTATCCATCTTCATTTCCTCAAATTCTTGTGTATGTTGTGGCAATGAACGCGCGCCCTACCATCGAGCACGACCCAAACGAACCGAAGATAGATCGACGGCCGGAAAGCTTCTGGGGCCTATTCGTCATCTTGCTACTGATCTGGATTGGAACGCTCTATCTCTTTCCGGTTGACTGGCGATCGGTTGGCATGGGTGCCATTACCGGCGGATTTTTTGTTCTTTGGGCGTCCGTCCGCTTTAAACACCTATGGTGAAATCCGGGCGACACCCGCATTCGTTCCCTGCAGAATGCTTGACACGATGAGCGCACGTAACTGATCGCGGCTCATTTGCTGTCCCCGAACTCGGTTAAGTGTGGCTAGCGCCTGGTTCGCATCTGTTTCGACCAGTGAGCGTCCCACTCGCTCGACAACACGAGGCGGCAACCCTTTACCGGCATTGAAAGCTTGGCGAGCGCCTGTCAGCGCAGCCTGTTTCCAATTCCCCGTCAAAAGGTTTGTGAGGACAGCCGGGTCGAAGTTTGCCATGTCGTCGATATCGCCGAGATTGTCAGCAGTTCGGCTGTTGCCAAGGGCGGCATTCGACGTCTCGAACATTCGGTTCTCGCGACCGATGCGATTGCCGAGCTGCTCAGCGCGGCCTGGAGCGGCGAACGCCTGAAACTCCTGTTCATACTTCGGTGTGGTCAATCCACGGGCCCGATTGGTAGCCGGCCCCATCGGGAGGCTTTCAATGTCTGCGATGATCGGATCAACATATCCGGACCGGAAAGCCTGCTGCTGATCGGGCGTCATCGCATTGAACTGCTGGATGCTGTCCTCTGCTCTGACGCGACCGGACTTGGCAGCTTGCCCTTCAGCAACGCTATCGATCACGCGGCTGCGCGAGGCGAACGTGTCGTTCGCATTCCGAAAAGCCGGCGAAGCGTCCTCAAGCGCTCTATCGACTTCCCGCTTCACCTGCGTCAGGTAGTGGGCGCGGTTTCCCGCCCCTTGGGCCTCAGCCCTGGCAATCATGTCGTCGAGATCCAATTTCGCCCGGAACAGCGTGTTAAAGTCCGTCACCTGCGAATTGCCGTCCGACATCATTCTTCGGACCCGTGCAAGAGAACCCTCGATCGTGTCATAGCCGATATTGTCTCTAGGGCTGACGACCTGGTTCGCGCCTGGAGATAGCGTTTCGTCAATCCGCTCGAGAACCGGAGTGACGTTTACCGCGCCGGCCTCACGGCGCGCCACTGTATACAGAGCATCAGCCTCGACGTCCCGTGCCTGTGTCAATCCGCGCGTCACTCGGTCTGACGTCTGGGGTGCGTCGAAGCCCTCGGCAAGGGCATTTGCCAAGCGCTGCGGCTGTCCCATCTGCCGGCGAATCAGAAAATCCGCCACCTCCTGGCGAGCATCGTTCGGCGTCCGGGTGACCGGCACGAGCGCCCGCTGCCCGGCATTTCCCATTGCATCGGCCAGCGTGTACATCGACTGCCCATCGTCGGCCGCCGAGCGCATGATATCTGCGATCTGCTCGGGCGTTTTGCCAGACCGTTGCAAATAGGTACGGAGGGCTTTGTCCGTATATGCGGCGGGGCGGAAAGGCGCAATTAGCGGGGCGGTTGCTCCTTTGACCGCTCCTGCGACCGCGGTTGTTACACTTGGAAGTGCTCCACCAGCACCAAAACCGATGGCCGCACCGGTAGTAGCTCCGCGGAAACGGTCCTCAACGCCCTGCCCGCTACCGAAGCCCTGCGCACCTCCGAGGAGAGCTCCCTCCATAGCGGACGCTTTGGTGACGCCCGCGAGACCCTTACCGGCCTTAATTGCGTTTGTCGTCGCCGACAAGCCGTTCCGCGCCAGGCCAACCCCGCCGCCGACCGCACCGAGAATTTGACCTGTGAGACGCTCAGCCATTCGCTTCTTGCCATCGAGCTCGTCCGTCCCGCGCTGCGCATTCAGATTTCGGTCGTACCGCTCGGCAAGCGAGCCGCCGTTTTGGCCAGTTCCGAATAGTGGATTGAAAAGCGCATCCCCGCCGGCGGCAATTTCATCAGCCAGGCCGAACGACATTGTGTCCGCAGCGCCTCGCATGAACGTATCAGCACGCCCAAGCCAGTTATCGCGAGCATCCGCCTGTTGCGGCTCCGGCGGCTGCTGTGTTTGCGGCAAAGTGGAGGGTGTCTCCGGTGACGCCGCACGCATGCGCGAAATCTCAGCGGCGAGCGCACGTGCCGCGTCGACGTCGCCGGCCCGATCGGCATTGATCAAAGCATTGGAAAGTTGATCGAGAGTGGCCATCAGGGCGCTCCGTACTTCTTCAGGAGATCATCAATGTTCTGACCAGTCGCGGGCGCCCGATCAGGCTTGTAGTAGGTGCCGCCGCGCAAATCGGATGCCCGATCATTGTTGAACTGCAGCCGCTTTTCGGCTAGCGCCCGAGCTCGGGAAAACACCTGCTTGCGTACCTCTCGAGGCATGGTCGACGAGCCTTGCAGTTCGAGGAGGATGTTTCGTTCGCCTTCCGTCGGGTTGCCGCCGAAAATGGTCTTGAGCTGGGTGATTGCCTGGCCAATGATGGCGTTGTCCATGTCAGTCGTGGCCTGGGAGCTTTGCGGGCTCGAAACGATGTCCGGCACCATCCAGTCGGGCAGATTGTTCCCGACCGATGCCCGCGCGCCCGCAAACCAGCCGCTATTCGCTTTGTCGGAAAGCCCTTCTGCTTGCGACAGGGCATCGAGGGCGCTCTGGTTTGCCGCGACCATCTCGTCGGCTTCGAGAATTGCCTTCTTGTCAGTCGCCGTAAGAGTCTGGGAGTCTTCACGCGGGAATTTCCCGGTTAGCACGAACGAGTCATAGCGCGGGTCCTCCGGAGATAACCCCAGCTCTGCTGCGGCAGCCTTACGAGCATCAATCTCGTTACCAACATTGATCGTCTGGCCGGCGCCGCCGACAGCGTCAAGCTTGCCGCCTCGGGAAACTTGGTAGAGACGCTGATCATTGTCGGGAATGCCGTATTGCTTGCGCTCTTCCGGCGTGAGTGTCCGATATTCCGGCTTGCCCATCTGATCCAGTTCGGCCTGGGTCTTTTTCAGCCCGAGCTGGTAGGACGGATCGCTGCGCTTCTGCTCGGTCTCATACTGCTGGCGCTGCATCCAAACCTGCTGCTCGCGTTGTGCGCCTGCCTGCTGCGCTTGCTGCTCGAGCATCATTTTCGCCATGGCTTTGTCTTCCGGGGTCAAGAATGGATGCGTGAGGATCTGGTAGAGAAGCGCCTGATCGGGTCCGCTCTGCTGCTGCGGCTGCGCTTGGGCGATCTGCTGCCCTGGCTGCTGACCCATCGGAGGTGCTGTCGGCGGGACTGCCGGCGCGGCGACTTCGACCGGGGGAGCGAGCGGAGGGGCCTGCGGAGCACTGCCGCCGACATTCTGGCCAGGGAACCGGGCTGCATATTCCGGCGTCTGTTTGAACTCGGCAACCTCATCGGACAGTGACGGCATCGGAGGGCCTTGCATGGGGGCTGCCTGCGGGCCGGGCGGCATTCCAATCGACGGGTCAAGGCTGGCGACATGCTGCGGCTGCCCTTGACCTTGGAAGTTCGGCAGGAAGGCGTTTGCATAACCAAGACGGTTCGCGGCCTCTCCGCCAGGCTGATTATAGCCTGCGAACTTCCAAGCGTTGTTCATGATCTGCTGTGCTTCTTCCGTGCTCTTGGCGTTGTTCAGGGCCGTGACGAGGTTCGGATCCTCCTGAAGCAGGAATTCCGCTTGCGTCTGCGGAGAACCGTTGCCTTGCTCACCTTTCTTAGCGGCAAAGGCCTGAAGGCTTTCCAGCCGGGGCCCGCGCCATGACATAATGCCGCCGGCTGTGCCCGGATCTCCGCTCTGGCTCGGGTCGCTCCACGTTCGGTTGACGTTGCCCGGAGAGAAGCTGCTTTCCGCCTTACCGGTCGCTGCGACGGCGGCAAGGCCAAAGGGGTTCTTGATCGTGTTATCGACCGTATCCATGAAGCTGGAATAGATATCGTTCCCGCTCATGTTCACGTCGCCAGCGCTCGCCGTGCCGGCAGATGGCTTCACCCCAGGCGAAAGCATGCTCGACGCACTGACATCAGGCGCCGCGCCGGTGATCGAATTGTAGAACTGCTGACGGAGGGCGCCCGCCGCGCTCTGGCCTTCCTTCTCCGCCTTGTTGGCCCTGCGGTTCATTACGCCCGCAACAATGCCTGAGCCAAGCGCGTTCAGGCCTTCGCCGATGTTTTTCGGCGCCGGCGAGGCGCCCATGATCGCCATCGCTAGCTCACGCTTGCGCTTAATAGAATCAGGCGTCTCGCCGGTGTCGCCGCCGAACAGGAAGGAATAGGCCATCAGGAAAGACCTCCATTTCGGCCGCCAGTGAAGAAATTGGCTAGTCCGGTCATCATCGACGGTTGCGCACCACCAGGGGCGGTTGGGAATGCGGCATTGCGCTTAGCGAAGCCAGCCGCGAGACCGGCCCCGAGCATGCCCATGCCGCCGCCGAGGCTTTGCGGCAAAGGCTGCCCCATGATTTGCGCCTGGAGCCGCTGCGCAAGCTGATCCCGGGTTTCGTTGGGCCTTGCGCCCTGGTAGCCGCCGTATCCGTTCATTTGCTCTTCCCTGCGTTGAAGAGGGCGCCGTAATTGACTTGACGGAGACCATCGGGCCGGCGCGAGACGGCGTCGGGGCGCTTCTTCTCAACCTCTTGCGCCATGACCCCGATGCGTCGCTTCCCATCGTTGTGCTTGCCGCGATAGGAATATTCGTAGAGCCCGTGGCCCTTCAGTTCGCCGACCTTCTTGATGTCCTTCTTCGCTCTCTTGTCCGAGAGGCTGGCGAGCTGGCCGCCGAAACCGAGCATGCCGCCGAACATGCTCTGCATATTGGCCTGCTGCGTGTTGTATGCGCCCATTTTGTTCGCATAGTCCTGCTGCACGAGGCCGGCATAGTCGACCGTCGGCATGGGGTTGCTCTGCGTCGGGACGAAGCTCGGGCTGTTGACCTGAGCACCGGACATCAGGCCGATGATTTCGTTAATCGGCTGGTTGCGCTGGGCGTACTGCTCGTTGAGGTACTGGGCGCGCTGCTGGTTCTGCAGGTTGAACTTCGACTGCTGAGCGTTAAAGCCCTGGTCTGCAAGAGCGTTGTTCGCTGCCGTCGACGTGTTCTGGTTCTGATACATCTGCTGCAGGGCATCGTTGCCAAACTGAGCGCCGGCAAGCCCTTGGGAGAACTTCTGCTGCTGCGCCTGATTGGCCAGCTGCGCCGCTGAGAGGTTTTGGCCGTGCTGCTGCGATTGGGCAGCGTTCGCAAACTGCCCGGACTGGAGAGCGTTATTGAACTGCTGCTGCTGCGCCTGATTCGCGAACTGGCCTGCCGCAAGGTTCTGGCCGAACTGCTGCTGCTGGGCGGCGTTGCCGGCCTGCTGCTGCGCCTGGTTCTGCGAAAACTGCTGCTGCTGGGCAGCATTGCCCATCTGCATGTTGTTCGCATTTTGGGCGTACTGCTGCGCCTGCGCGGTGTTGGCGAACTGGCCCGAGCCAAGCTGCTGGTTATAGGCCTGCTGCTGCGCGGAGTTCTGAAAAGAAGCCGACTGATTGGCGAGGCCAGCAAGGCGGGACTGCTCTTGTCCGGCGTTCAGGATGGCGCCGAAGCGCGCATCCGAAGCCGAGCGGTTCGCTTCGTCGATCGCACGGTTATAGGCTTCCGATCCCGGCTGTAGGCCCTGATTGGTGAGGCGCGTTTCCAGCGCCGCGCGATCCCGATCGAGCTGCGGGTTGAGACGCTGCATCAGCGCATCCTCGACCTTTTGCCGGTCGGCGCTGAAGTCAGTCTCATAACTGCGGGTGATATCGCCGGCATTGCCGAGCGACTTCTGGATGTTGCCGCTATCCGCTACCGAGCGCTGCAGGTTGCCGGCATTGGCGATCTGGCTTTGGATGTTGCCGGCGTTCGCAAGGCCGGTTTGCACCTGCCCTGTATTGCCAAGGCTCGTCTGGATGTTGCCGGCGTTGGCAACCGAACCCGTGACATTGCCGTAATTCGCAAGGCCGGACTGCAGCTTCGGGCCGCCCGCGAACTGCTGGTACTGCGGCAGGCCGATCGCGCCCGCGTTGCCCGCGGCTGGCGCCTTGGAGATATCCATGGGCTTGCCGAGCAGATCGTTGAGCTTGCCAGACTGCGTGTTGGCCAGGGACGCCATGTTGAGTTCGGCGGCGTCGGTCTGGTTTTTTATCGCCAGCTGCTCAGGGGAAAGCGTCTGCGTCGCGGTCGGGACCTGAAGGTCATATTCCTTGCCGCTGAGCGGATCGGTCCACTTCTGCGTGGTATAGGTGTAAGTCAAGTTGCCGTCGGGCGTGACCTGGTTGACATTGCCCATGACGTTGTTGGCCACCGACGTGCCGATGTTCGTCGCGGTCTGGGCCGAGGCCGTTTCTTGCGGGTCCGGCGCATCTGGCGCATCAGGGTAAAAGCCCATCGTTCAATCCTTTATCCAGTCTTCGACGGTCTCTCGCGAGCCGGCATGGCAGAGTTCGAAAAAGTCTTCCGTGGTGGTCTTGGCGTGGTCGTAGCCGCCGCAGATGGCCGCGACAGCCGTGACAATCGAGCCGACGGCTTCCCGCATCACAAATCCGAATTGCCGTTTCAGGGCGTCCCGAGAGGAGCGCCATTCGTCGCTCAGCTGCCATTGCACGATCACGCCGTTGATCAGCGGCGCCAGGGCCTGGGCATGGCGGATGAAAAAAGGATTCACGGGCAGCCGCGTCATGGTCCGAACCAGGAGCCAGCAGACATTGCGCTGCCGGTTCTCGCCCTCATCGACGATGTCGTCTGCCAGGCGGGCAATCGCGGCTATCTCGGCGAGGAAGTCGGCCGCCGCCTCGTCGCCGCGCGTCCAGCGCAGGAAAGCCGAGCGGACTTCTGCGGGATCGTTCGGCAGCATCAGGCGCTTGCCTCCCCTACGGAAACCTGAACGGTGGCGAGATCGACTTCGAGATCGAGCTTGAAATCGCCGCCCGAGGTGATCACGCAGCCGACGGCGATCATGTCGCCGGCCGCCCGGACATTCTGTCGGAAGCCGTAGCGAACGAGTTCGGAGACACCGTCCCAGATCGCCACATCCCAGAGGCCGACATCCCACTCGGATGACGTGGCGTCGCCCTCCGTGACCGAATTGAACGTCGGCGTTGATTTGTCGTAGTCGGCGCGAGCGAACAGCCGCACCTTCGGGCTTGATTTTGCCCTGAAATACATGTGCGCGAGTGTCGCGTTTGCCCTTTGCCCGAACTGACCGGCCGGCGAGAACTGCGACAGATAGGTGGCCGAGAAGGTCAGGCCTGCATCGGTCCCGGTCGTGTCGCCTTGCCAGACATAGCCGTCGAAGGAGCCGAAGAAGAGGCCGCCTTGCAGGGTTTCATAGCAGAGCGCCTGCCAATTGCTGATCGTCGACCAGCGGCCGGTGAGCACGTTCAAGACGAAGGTCGTATCGGTGACCACGGTGTTTTCGGGAAACGCCACGAAGACGAGGTTCTGCTCAGCCCACTGCTTCAGCGTCCAGCCGGTTCCGGTGGCGTTGGCTGCCCTGCGCCAGTCGTCCTCGATCGGTCGCGAGACGGAGACGAGAGAGAGCGCCTGCCGGTCACGCTGGAACACCTGCGACATCGGCGTCAGGCCGTCCGTCGTGGCGATGAGGATGTCGCCGCCTGCCCTGATCCATGCGTTTTTGCCAAGCGGCTTGCCGATCTGGTAGACGCCCTTCAGCGCGAAATCCGAAGCGCTCGACGGGTCCGAGCCGGCATAGACGGCAATCTCGCCCTCGGTCGACACGAACACGCACATGTCGTTGAGGCCATCGCCACTTTCCAGCGACCAGGAGAAGCCCGTGAGAAGCGAGCCGCCCTTTTTCATGACACCGCCGAGCGGGAACACCACGGCTGCGCCACCGATCGCGTTGACCGGCAGGTAATAGGCATCGAGCGTGCCGTTCTTGAGGAAGAATTCCCGGTTCTTGAACAGCCAGCCGTAATTGAGCTGCGGCATCGTCGTGCCGTCGGTGAACGTGATGGCGGGCGCCGTCGTCCACGTCGTACCGTTGTAAAGCTGTCGGTCGTTGGCGCCATTGAGGCAGACCAGCCAGGAGGTCCCGGCGTTGGTATGCTGGAACGCGCACCAATCTCCGCCGCTCATGCCTGAAACATCCGCCGCCTTGGTGGTCGGGGGCGCGGCCGGCGAGGTCATATTGAAAATGCCTGTCGCCGTCGCCATGAACAGCTTTTCATTGCTGCCATACTTGTACTTGAACGCGCTCTTTACATCGCCGCCGCCCGCCGCCAGGCCCTTTTTCTGCGATCCGCCGCGGATCTTGCAGCCCGTCAGCGTCGGAAGGAAGTTGCGGAGAACCGTTGCGGCGCCGGGCTGCTGCGACGCCATGTCCACCGCGGTCACAAGCCCGCCTTTCGGCGCCGGGAAGGTGATCGGCTGCGACGTCTGCTGGCGCCCGATCGAGACGGGACCGCGATTGGATTGACCTATACGTCCGGCACGGGGCTGAATTCTCATGCTGCACCCCTGTCGGCGTTGATTTCCTGCTCGAGGTCGGCCTCGAACTCGGCGAGGTTATCCTCGAAGGCGAGGCCCTTTTGACGCTTCCAGCGCCAGATGATCCCCTTGACCAGGAGCCGCTCGGGAAACAGCGTCGTATCGTCGTCGGCCGCCCAGGTGGATGCCTCGCCGGCGGGATCGTTCAATATCCAATTCTTCGACACATAGTCGATGACGGCGCTCACCGCGGCGGATGCAGGCGAGAACAGGAACTGCCCTCCCTTCATGAAGAAATAGGCCGTGGTTGATGGTACGCCGACAATGACGGCCCATTGCCCGCTGTTGCTCACAGGACGCACGAACACGCCGGCAGAGGTGCGGACAGCCGCACCAGGAACAAGGCGCTGGAAATTGCTTGGGAAGTTTTCGGGCGAGGCCGTGACGGTCAGGGACTTCAGCAGCTTCTGCCAATCCACGCGGCGGGCAATTTCGTCGCCGGCTTCCTGGGCGAGCGCAACCATGGTCTGAGCATTCGGCTCAGAGCTACCGTAGACGTTCTCGAACTGGGACAGCGCCACGACGTCGCAAGCCTGATTGATGGCGGAAAGCAGAGTCATGGCGTGAGACCTCCGACGACGACTTGCGCATTGCCCCAGCGGGCCCGCTCATCGCCGATATTGATACCGGAGAGCGCCAGCATCAGCAGTTGCTGCGCGGCTGCTGCGGCGGCCACATCCTTGGCCCAGATGGCAATTTCGTTGACCAGCGCGAAGAGGTAGACGTCGGCCGCCTTGGTCAGCAGCCAGTTGGTCGGCGCGGCCGGGGTCAAGGCCGGGATTTTCGCGTAATAGGAGAGCGTCAGCGCCTGGTCAGATATCGGCCGCGCCTTGAGTGTCGAGCCGACGATGGCGTATCCCGCCGGCGTGCCGCTATTCTCGGCATAGCTCGACGTCAACTGCTGCAGCGACACGGCCCGGATCGGGACATTGGCCGACGTCCTGACCTCGCGCGCTTCAAGGAAATCGGCCGGCAGGCTCGCGTTCCCGTTCGAGAGCGTGAGCGTCGCCGAGGACTCCATGTCCGCGACGCGAAGGCCGCGGTTCAGCTTCAGCTCCGCCAGACCGAGCAGCCGCGGGGCGACGTGCACGAATTTGTCGTTGCCCGAATACTCGCCCGCGTCGACGATCAGCGACGCATAGTCGGAAATGGTCATAGCGGAACCCTCCGGGCTCTCTCAGCGTCAGCGAACAGCCGCGAGCGATCGATGAGCTGCGTAATGCGCTCATTCGCTTCCTTGTGGCCTTCACGGTCGACCTCGGCGGCCGGGCGCGCGCTTTCGATGGCCCGCACCTGGTCTTTGACGCGGCTGTATTCGACGCTCATCACGCCCGCCCTTCTTTGCGGTTGCGCTTTGCTGCACGCACGACCTGCCGAAACTCCCTACGGCTCAAGCGCTCGCGCCTGATGCGGCCGGTGAAAGTCGCTGCGACGTCGTCTTCAATCCAGCGGTCGGGATAAATGCGGATTGGTGCGCCAGCTTTGCGCCCGAGCGAGTAATAATCGCCCTCGCGGGCGACGGTAATTATCGGCAGGTATGGCATCAGAGATGGCCTTCCTTGGTCCGCCAGGCGCGATTATCGCTGTTGTTGAGAAAGCTCTTGACGAACTTGTCGTTGCCTTCCGAATGCGCCTGCACGAGGCCGGAGTCGTAGGCGATGTTGAGCGGTACCGAGGCAACGCGATGCCAATCACCGCGCCAAGCTCTCTCGGCGCTGTTGCGCACGTCCTGATTCTGGCTGATCAGGTTGTCGACGGGGTAATCGACGCGGAAAACGTCCTTCTCCCCGTCGAAAAAATGCCAGACCGATCGGCCCGTCATCATGTCGTGGTCGTAGAGCGTCCAGCTCCCGTCACGAATGATCATTCGTCGTCTCCGGGGAGAGGATCGGCGCGTTCGGCCTTTCCAGCGTCGATCAACTGTTTGGCGATCGAAACCGGTACTTCCAGAACGGTGCCTGCCGGAATGCGCTTTTCGTCGTCTGCCCAGGTGTCGTAGAGCAGCTTGATAGGCGTTCCCAAGAAGCGGGCCAGCGCCTTCTGCACAAGGGGGTCTGCCTGTTCAGGCTGCGATGCAGGGGCCTGTCCGCCCGAGGACGGATGTTCGCCGGCCGCAGATGTCGACTGCTGTTCAGCCGGGGCTTTCTTTTCGGCGTCCTGCTGAGCGGCGGTGCTCGATTTGGTGTCAGCCATGTTCGTATCTCCTGATCAAAGGGAAAGGGCGGACCGAAGCCCGCCCCTCATGGGTGTTGATGGTCGATCGCTTAAGAGACCGTGGCCGAGAACGGCGTCGCCTCGGTACCGGTGGCGGAACCGCGGACGGTGACGCCCCAGAGGCCAGAGGCGAGGTCTTCAAGTTCGATGATATCGCCCTTGATGCCGCCGGTAGTCGAGCCGTTCAGCGTGATCGTGTCGTCGGTAGCTGCGGTTTCGAACAGGACAGCGGTGTCTGCCGCATCCTGGCCGAACAGAGCCGTGCCAGTCATCACGTCGGTCGCATTGGCAACCTGAACCTTCAGGCTGTTGCTGGTGACGGTCGTACCGACGACGATTTTGTATTTCGCACCCGTGCCAGTCGCGGCCGGGAGTGTCATGGTGATGCCGGCGGCCCGGTTGGCGACGACTGTCGTGCTTGCATGGGTGGCAAGCGTGAGCGCAAGCGTTGCTGCCGTTGCGGAGATTGGCTTGAGAGGTTGCATCAGCGTTCTCCTTAGCTTGCAGCCGTGAGGCCGAAGAGATCGGCGGCAACACCGAGGCCCTTCTCGTTGTGGACCTTGAGGGTGCCCTCACCGATGATGACGCCCTTATCGGCATCGCCTGTCTTCGCGACGTCCTTGTCTTCCTGGATCTTGCGGAGCCAGAGGAAGGACAGCATGTCGGGATCGAGGAAGAAGGCATTGCGTGCGAGGCCAGCGCTGCCGGCCTGAACGCGGTTCGGGTGGATCATCACGGTACCGAAGGGGCCTTCGTAATAATCCGCGGTGGCAATGATGGTGTTGCGCTCACCGCCCTTGGAGACGGCATAGCGGAACGGGGCCACGTTGGCGTCCGACATGAACGTGACGAACACGCTCTTGACGTAGGGCGAGGCCGAAACGTGCCGGTAGTTGGCGCCGCTCTGGTAGCCCTGCTGCATCACCGAATCCAAGATGGCCTTGGTGAATGCGCGCTGCGTGCCGTTCGTCGGAGCGACGGTCAGGCCAGTACCGGAGTTGAAGCCGCCATTCGAACCACCAGCGCCACGCGACACGTTCGAGGTGATCCACGTGTTGAGGGAGCCGAACTCGCGGGTGGAGCCAGCCACGGAAGCGTTCGTATCGACGAGGGCATATTCGACATCCTTGCGGATCTCGACGCCCTTCTTCAGCTTCTGGTATTTCTGCTTCTGGACGTTGCCCGCCTCGGAAACGACTTCCTGCGTGGCCGAGATGATCCAGTCCTTGCGCATGATCTGGGTATAGTTGCCCAGGCGCGCCGGCGGGGTGATGGCGCCGAAGGTGTAGTCTTCACCTTCCTCGCGGATGTTCTCGCCGGGAGCCGCGAGCTCGTCCGTTTCCCACTCGGGGTGAATGGAAACGCACTTGCCCTTTTCGATCAGGGAGTAGATCGGGGTGTCTTCCGGCGTGATGCGGGACACCACGTCGGAGAGTTCTTCACGATTGCCAACAGCCTGGCTGGTCGTGAAGGTGTTCGCTAGAACAGCCATGTTTCTGATCCTTTGAAGATGGGGTTAGTCGAAGTCGATCGACATTGCGTCCTTGATCGACCCGGTTTTCGACAGCCTCTTCATCGCATCCTGATTCTTGCGGGCCTGTGGGTTAACAGCGCCGTTCGGCTTTGCTTTCGGTGTAGCCGGCGGGGCGTTGTTGACCTTGTTCAAAGCCTTGCCCCGCGCCTGTTCGGCTTGAAGACCGAGCATGGCGTAGTGCATGACCTTGAAATAGCGATGGTCCGTGAAGCCCTGCATCTCATCCTGGCTGAAGCCGAGATCCTCGCCGACTTTGAACGCGTCGGAAAAGAACTTCTCTCGGGCATCGTCCCTTACGAGATGCGGGAAAGCTTCGAGCAGCCTGGCGTTCTCGGCCGCGAGAGTTTCCTCTGTGACGGCGTTATTGAGCTCGCCTGCCACGCTCTTCGGCTCGGCGCTCATGTCGATGAGACGCTGAACCTGTTCCAGAGCCGAGTCGTAAACGGCCTTTGCGCGCGTGTACTCGTTCGGGTTCTGGATCGCCAACGCTCGCGATGGCTCTTGCGGCAGCTGCTGGATCAGGAATTCTGCGATGGCGTTCGCCGTCGAGGCGACGCGGGTTGTCATGGCCTCAAGATTTCGGCCTTTACTGCCGAGCTCCTGAGTTTTCCGGCGGTAGTCACTCTCCCGCAAATAGCCCTGTTTCAGTTCCTCAAGAGGAACCTGCTCACCGCCTTTCAGGGTGATGATCGTGTCCGCGGCTTCGTTGGTCTCGTCGCCCTCTCCGGGCTCGTTCGACTCGTCGCCGTCGGCTGCGGGATTGTCGGTCTCTTGGCCATCTTCAGAGGCCTCATCCGTCGCATTCGTCGATTGCTGCTCTTCCTCTTCCTGCTCGTTGGTCTCGGAGGACTCGGCGAAGTCAAGGTTTACTGCGTCATCGATGCTGAGTGCGGGGCGACCGCTATCACTCTCGCCGACGAACGGCGAGTTGGTGGCTGCGTCTGTCATGTCTGGCTTTGCCTTTTAGGTTTGGCCGCGGCCCTATGCCGGGGCGCCCTTCCCATCGGCAGAGGATTGTCCCTCGGCGAGGAACTTGATCTTGCCT